ATAAACTCTTTGAATTTAACGATGAAATAACAAGAGCATCGTTTGTAAATGCAGTCGTTCCAGTACTTCAAACGATACAGAGTCGTAGAGGACTTTATGATTTTAAGGTTGTTTGTGACGAAACTAACAACACCGCAAATATCATAGATTCAAATCAGTTTGTTGCTGATGTTTATATTAAGCCAGCAAAAAGTATCAACTTCATCAAACTAACATTTACAAACAAATCAACAGGTGATGACCTAATTGGTTCATTCTCTGAATCAGGACTCACACCCTAATAGATAAGATTACGCACTAAGGAGTAATAGCATATGACACATAAAATGGACATAGACACCTTCAAGACTAATTTTGATGGTGGAACTCGACCAAATAGGTTTGTAGTTTCAATAGAAATGGGACCATACGGAAATGGGTTTGATAAATTTGAATACCATTGTAAAGCCGCATCAATGCCTGCTGAAACTGTTGGTATACTTCAAGTTCCATTTCGTGGCCGGGTTGCTAAACTTCCTGGTGACAGAGCATATCCAGAATGGACATTTACAATGATTGATGAAAATACATATGGACTCCGTGACCACCTTGAGAGATGGCACAGTGACTTCAATCTGCATAAAGAAAATATTGTTGCAGACCCATCGGTTTTAACTGGTACAGGTAATTATTACGGTACTGCTACTGTATCCCAAATAGACATGAGTGGTGAATTCATAAGAGGTAAACGACTGATGCGAACATGGCCTGTGGAAGTTGGCGCAATTGATTTGAGTTTTGATGTAGCAGATACATTGACAGAATATTCAGTCACTCTTGCATACGATTATCTAGAAGAAATTGTATAAAGACTTCCCGAAATATGATGATTAAAGTGTTATACATATAGTAACTATCATCATAAGGAATTTATATTATGCCCATACAACTTTTTGGTTACAGCATAGGGAAAACTAACCCAGTTGAACCACAAGAATCAAAGAAACAAGCATCATTTGTAGCACCAGATAGTTACGATGGTACTTACACACTAGAAACCGGCGGAGTCTTCGGAACACTCGTAGACTTCTCTGGTTCTGTTCGTGATGAAAACAACCTTATAATGCAATATCGGAATATGTCACTATTCCCTGAAGTAGACCAAGCAATTGAAGATATTATTAACGATTCTATTATATTAGATAAAGATGGTAAACCAATCAAATTGGATTTAGAATCTGTTAATTTATCCGATGCTATCAAACATAAAATATATGACGAGTATGATGGTATTCTACGAATGTTAGAATTCCATAGGAAGGGTGTAGATTTATTCCGAAGGTGGTATGTCGATAGTAAATTATACTACCATATTGTTATCGATACTGATAATCCTCAAAAGGGAATTAAAGAACTTCGTGCAATAGACCCAGTTAAAATTAAAAAAGTTAGAAAAGTAGAAAAAGAACAAAGACATATTGGTACTGGTAGAGTTCCTTTTGTGAAAAAGGTAGAAGAATTTTATGTATATACAGACACCAGTAAGGATTCAGTATATACTACACCAACATCAGGTATTAAAATTTCAACAGATTCTATCTGTTATGTTCATTCTGGTCTTATAGACTTATCCACTAAAAGAGTTGTTGGATATCTACAAAAAGCCATACGACCAACAAATATGCTTCGACAAATTGAAGATGCGGTAGTTATCTATCGAATATCTCGTGCCCCAGAAAGAAGAATATTTTATATCGATGTGGGTAATCTACCAAAGAACAAAGCAGAACAATATCTTCGTGATATTATGAATCGTTATCGTAATAAACTAACATATGATGCAGGAACTGGCGAAATTAAGGATGGAAGAAACCATCTTCATATGTTAGAAGACTTCTGGCTACCAAGACGAGAAGGTGGTAGAGGAACAGAGATTACTACACTCGATGGTGGACAAAATCTAGGTGAAATGGAAGATGTAGAATATCTACTCAAGAAAGTTTACCGTTCTTTGAATGTTCCTATTAGTAGAATGGAATCAGAAAGTGGCTTTAATATGGGTCGTTCTGCTGAGATTACTAGAGATGAAGTAAAGTTCTATAAGTTTATTGAAAAACTAAGAATGAGATTTTCTGATATGTTCCTACAATTACTACGAGTTCAACTAATACTCAAGGGTGTAATGTCACAGGAAGATTGGGATAAAATATCGCCAGATATTTCCTTTACATTCAATCAAGATTCATATTTCTCGGAACTAAAGCAAACAGAATTAATGAAAGATAGACTAGATGTTCTTACTCAAATGGAAGAATATGTTGGTAAATATTATTCTACAGATTGGATACGAAAGAATATCTTGCAACAATCAGAAGAAGAAATTGCACAGATTGATGCAGAAATACAAAAAGAAGGTTCTAATCTAGAATCTGAAGAAGAAGTTCAAGAAGGAGAATATTAATGGATGATAAAAAAGATTACATGGATGATATGGTTGCTTCTGTATTTGATGGAAATAAAGAAGAATTTTATTCTGCGTTTAAATCTGAAGTTGGTGAAAGAATTGGTGAAAAATTAACTGATAAAGAAATAAATATTGCTTCAGAATTGCTAAATAATTCAGAGGAAGAATCAAATGAAACCGATAAAATATAAATTTAAAAGTTTATCTGATGCTAAAAAATTTGCATCTTCTATATCAAATGCCGGTGTTAATAAACGAAACATTAAAACAACATCAAAGACCGTTATTATTTCAAACATAAAAGATAAAGAAATGATAACTATGATGGACTTTTTATCACATGAGATGAAAGCAGTAAAGGAAGAAACTACTATGAACGACATCATATCATCAATACAAGAAGCACTAGATAATGAAAATGGCGTAAAATTTGAACCCAAAGACGGAACAAATATACATATTACACAGGAAGATGCAACTAATCTTACTTCTGTACATGATACTTTAAATGAAGATAATCAGAAGAAGATGAGAGCATTGTTAGAAGAATCAGAAGAAGACTATACGAAAGTATTAAACTTCTGTAATAATCAATTTAACGAATAAGGGTATTAAACATGTCAACAGAAAACATCATCAAAGACCTATTAGGTGGAAACATCTCAGATGCTAAATCTGCAACAGAAAATCTTTTATATTCTAAAGTAAATGAAATGCTTACTGGTATAAAGGAAGATATAACTGAGTCTGTATATGGTATATGTGAAGGAAAGAAAAAGAAAGATGATGACGAAGAAGACGAAGAAGAAACCAAATACGCCAAAGATAGTGGTGCAGAAAATGATTCAGAAGATGATTCTGGTGAAACACTTGACGCTGTAGGTGACGCAGATAGTGATGTTGATAATGATGGTGACTCTGATGAATCTGATGAATATCTAAAGAACCGAAGAAAGGTTCGTAAGAAAGAAATCGAAGATGAAGAAGTTGATGAAAATATGATGCTTGCTCCCAAAGGTAAAGGAAGAAAAGCAGCCAAGGCTTTGTATCAAGATACAACCACTGAAGATGAAGATTTAGATGAAGGTAGTAAGGGTGACGCTAGAGCAGAATACATTTATGGAATAAAAGTTGATAAGTACGACAAATTAAGTGATACTTTAAAAGCAAAACTAAAACAAAAATGGCATTCTGGTAAAGCAGAAAAAGAAAAGGAAAAGGTTCAAGCATGAAACTCATTACCGAAATGACAGAAGATATTCAGGTTCTTATCGAAGAAGATAAGAGTACTGGTACTAAGAACCATTACATTCAGGGTGTCTTTATGCAAGCAGAGCAAAAGAACCGAAATGGTAGAGTGTATCCTCTCGGAATTATGGAAAATGAAGTTGCAAGATATAATAAAGATTTAGTATCTCGTAATCGTGCAATGGGTGAACTTAATCATCCTCAAGGTCCTACTGTAAATTTAGACCGTGTTTCCCACATGATTAAAGACCTAAAAGTTGAAGGTAATGATGTAGTCGGTAAGGCTAAACTACTTGATACTCCTATGGGTAACATTGCAAAGAATCTAGTAAATGAAGGCGCACAACTTGGTGTTTCCTCTAGAGGTATGGGTTCACTCGAAGAAAAGGATGGTGTGAATTATGTAAAAGACGATTTCATGCTTTCCGCAGTAGACATTGTTGCAGACCCATCCGCACCTGGCGCATTTGTAAATGGTATCATGGAAGGTAAAGAGTGGATTTGGGATAATGGTGTTATTAAAGAAAAAGTAATTAATGAATATTGTAAAATGATTGAAAAGGCGTCTGCTAGGGAACTAGAAGAAAAAGCCATTAATGCATTTAAAGATTTCATGTCGAAACTGTAGGGGATACATGATGGAAAAATCTATATTACAACTTTCAAAAGAATCTCTTACTGAATTATCTTCTTTACCGCATTTAAAGACAGAACCAAAAGCAAAACCAGAAGCAAAACCAAAAAAGAGAGAAGGTACGGCTGGTAGAATAGGTCCGTCAACACTTCCAGACAAGAAAAAGAAATCAACTGTAGGTCCAAAGACATCAGACCGAATTACTTCAGCAGTAAAAACACATGTGTCTAAACATAAAGATACCTACAAGAAAATTGGCAGTTCCCTCAAAGACACTGCAATCGAAAAGGCAAAAGAAGTCGGAGGGGCTTGGATAGGTAGAATTGGGGATAAATTAAAACCAAAGGGATAAATCGTCTACCAAAAGGTCGGTAGAAGAATCAAAAAATATATATAATTAGATAGTTTAAATAAACAAGACTACAACAAGGAGTTAAGTAAACATGTCCGAAACAGAATATTATACAACAGAATTATCAGAGGCAGGGAAGAAACCTGAAACTCCCACTCTTGATACATCAAGTGAAGAAGACCCAAAACTCTATCAGGACGCTGAAGGCGGTCATGCTAAAATTGACACAGATAAAGGTACTTCTCAAGGTGGTAATGAGTTAAAAGGTAAAGCAAAAGCATCTGCTACCATCGAAAAACCAAAAGCAAGTGGTTCTTCCAAAGAAAGATTAGAACAACATTTAACTGCTCTTTTTGATGGTGAAGAACTTTCTGAAGAATTTCAAGGTAAGGCCGCTACAATCTTTGAAGCCGCAATTAATGAACGAGTTGGTGCATTTGAAGATGCTATTATTGAACAATATCAATCACACCTTACAGAATCTATTGAAGAAACAACTAAAGAACTAATAGAAAAATTAGATGACTATTTGGGTTATGTTGTTGAACAGTGGATGGAAGAAAACGCACTTGCTGTTGAAAATGGTATCCGAACAGATGTTGCAGAAAACTTCATTGCTGGTTTGAAAGAATTGTTTGAAAATTCATATATTGATATGCCAGACGAAAAATATGATGTTCTTGGCAACATTACAGATTCAAACGAACAACTAGAAGAAAATTTAAACCTAGCATTAGAGGAAAATATTGCACTTCGTAAAGAAATAATTGCACATCGATGTGGTGAAATCTTTGCAGAGGAAACAGATGGTTTAACTGATGTAGAAGTTGATAAACTTGCTTCATTATCTGAAGGTATTGAGTTTGAAGATGAAAATCAATATCGAGAAAAGATTAACATTCTAAGAGAAAGTTACTTCACAAATGCTCCTTCAACAACAGAAGAATTAGTTGAGAGCGCCGGTGAAAGTAAACCTACTCCAGAAGCAGGAAGTCCAATGGACATCTACATGAACTCAATTCACAGACATAGTAAAGCAGATAAAACATCTTAAAAATAAGATTTTTATATATAAGAAAGTAAATTAACATAACAAGGAGAATCTATAATGGATTTTAATAAACAAAACAGCACAGCAGATGTACTTGCTGAGAAATGGGCTCCTGTCTTGGAGCATCCCGATTTACCAGATATTAACGACAATTACAAACAAAAAGTAACTGCCGTTCTTCTGGAAAATCAAGAACAAGCATTGAGGGAACAACACTTAGCAGAAGCACCTGCAAACGCAATGGGTGCTGGTGGTTTTACCGTTACTCAAGCCGCACAAACAGGTTCTACAAACCTCGCAGGTTACGACCCAATTCTAATCAGTTTGGTCCGTCGTGCGATGCCAAACCTACTTGCATATGACCTTATTGGTGTTCAACCAATGTCAGCACCAACAGGTTTGATTTTTGCAATGCGTTCCAAGTACGATTCACAAAGTGGAGCGGAAGCATTGTATCAAGAAGCATTCTCGAAATTCTCTGGTGCAGGTAACACTTCAGTTGGTGGTGCAACACTTTCAACAGGTGGTATCAATCCAACAAGTGCCGCACTAACAGGTTTCCGTGCATTGCTAACAGCAAGTGCTGAAGGCCTTGGTGACTCAACTACATTCCGAGAAATGGCATTCAGCATCGAACGAGTTGCTGTAGAAGCCAGAACTCGTGCATTGAAAGCAGAATACACCACTGAACTTGCTCAAGACTTGAAAGCAGTTCATGGTTTAGATGCAGAAAGTGAACTTGCTAATATTCTTAGCACAGAAATCCTTTCCGAAATCAACCGAGAAGTTGTACGAAGCATTTATGTAACTGCTAAAGATGGTGCCCAACACACAGACTTAACGACTGCGGGTACTTATGACTTAAATGTTGACTCTGACGGACGATGGAGTGCAGAACGATTCCGTGGCTTAATGTTCCAACTAGAACGAGAAGCCAATGTAATCTCAAAGCAAACTCGTAGAGGTAAAGGTAACTTTATTCTTTGTTCCTCAGATGTTGCTTCCGCACTCGCAATGGGTGGTTGGTTGCAACTCTCGCCAGCACTCAACACCAATCTTGATGTTGATGATACTGGTAACACCTTTGTAGGTACACTAAATGGTAAGTTGAAAGTTTATATCGACCCATACAGTGCAACAACAACTGGTGGTAGTGATGTAAACTTCGCATGTGTTGGTTACAGAGGTAGCAACCCATACGATGCTGGACTGTTCTACTGTCCATATGTTCCACTACAAATGGTTCGTGCCGTTGGGGAAAACACCTTCCAACCAAAAATCGGGTTCAAGACTCGATACGGTATGGTAGCAAACCCATTCGCACATGATGACGGTTCTGCCGTAATGTCAAGTGGTGAACTAGTTGCAAGTAAGAATGTCTACTACAGACTCTTTGCAATCACTAACCTACATGGTAACACTAGTGGTTCATCATAAACCCTAAATTAATGTAGAGCAATCTACTAGGTAATAGATGGGGAGTCCTTTGGGACTCCCCTATCTTTTTATACATATAGTAGGAGAAGTTTATGGTATATTCAAATCCAAATGCACAGGGAACTACTGGTGGATACACTGGTCCGGGAATACCCGATGTTACTAGGGTTTATAATCCTAGGCAGCCTGATACAAACAATTATCTTTCTACCAATTACTTTAGATTAGAGGTTACAAGACTTCCCACTGTAACATATTTCTGCCAAAGTGCGAGTCTGCCTGCATTGACTTTAACACCCGTTGAACAGCCTACTCCTTTGGGATTAAATCCAAAATTTATAGGTGGTAAATATAACTTTGACGATTTAACTGTTAATTTTATAGTAGATGAAAATATGCTGAACTGGTTAGAAGTTTTCAATTGGATGAAAGATATTGGCACTATGGAAGACCTTAACAATACCATAGACAGAAAACAAACTATGGAATTCTTTTCTGATATTCTTCTTGTGGTTACCAACAGTGTATATAAACCAAAATATCACATAAGATTTAAAGATTCATTTCCTATAGCACTTACTGGTATAGATTTTAATTCTGCATCCACAGACAACGAACCTGTGATGGCTTCTGCAACATTTACATATACATCATATAGTGTTACGGCACTTTAATTACCTTGACTTTACTGTTTTTTGTGTTATAATCAGTCTGGAGATTTATTATGAACATGGAAGAATTAAGAACGATGGTTAAGGGTGATTTGGTTATGGATAAAACTGAATTAGATATAGAATCTATGAAAACGCCACAAATACATAACAAATATCTTGTAATGTATAGTGATGAAAAATTAATATTAGGAAAACTCGAATCAGATTTAAACATTCTTAAAAGGGACAAATGGCTATATTATACAGGAAAAATGAGTCCAGAACAATTAGAGGATAGGGGATGGGACACCTTTGACCTAAATATTTTGAAAACAGACATAGATAAATTTTTAGGTGCTGATGAAGATTTGATTAGGCTGACAAATAGAATACTATTTCAAAAAGAAAAGGTAAACTATCTCGAAAGTGTAATTAAAATTATCAACAACAGGCAGTGGAATATTCGTGCTGCCATTGATTGGTTAAAATTCACTAATGGCGCATGAGTGATTTAGACATACAACAAATAGATTCTGTTCATATCAAAATTAGATGTGAAAGGTCGATTGCAAAGGAACTGAGTGATTTTTTTACTTTCACTGTTCCTAATTATCAATATACCCCTGCATATAAAAATAAAATATGGGACGGACAAATCAGACTTTATAGTGTTCACACCCAATTATTATATTCTGGGTTGCTTGATTATGTTTATAAGTTTGCACAGGAAAGAAACTATACGGTTGAAACAGATATTAAAAAACCACAAAGTGCCATACCACACAAAGATGTAAATTCTTATATTCTAGATAAGATACAACCAACTGTAAATGGAAAAGAAATACAACCACACGACCATCAAATAGATGCCATTACTCATGCAATAAACAAAGAAAGGTGTCTTCTTCTTTCTCCAACTGGAAGTGGTAAATCTTTAATAATTTACAGTCTTGTTAGGTATTATGAATCTATATTACCAAAAGATAAAAAGATATTAATTATTGTACCAACAACAGGATTGGTTTCTCAAATGTATAATGATTTTAAAGATTACTCATCAAATAACAGTTGGAATGTTGATAGTAAATGTCATGTAATATATGCAGGACAGGATAAAGTAACAGAGAAAAAGGTAGTAATATCTACATGGCAAAGTTTATATAAGATGTCTGAGAAATATTTTTCTCAATATGGTGCAATATTTGGTGACGAATGTCATTTATTCAAATCCAAGTCCTTAACTACTCTCATGACAAAATTAAAGGATTGCAAATACCGTATAGGGACAACAGGTACTCTAGATGGAACACATACACATAAGTTGGTAGTAGAAGGATTGTTTGGTGGAGTCCATAATGTTACCACCACCACAAAATTAATGGAAAAGGATTTGCTTTCTAAATTAGAAATAGATTGTATAAATTTACAATATCCGATGAAGGATATAGAATCTATAAAAAGAGCAACATACCAAGATGAGATTAAATGGATAATTACACATGAAAAAAGAAATAAATTTATTACTTCTTTATGTTCCAATATGAAAGGTAATACTCTACTCTTATTTAATTTTGTAGAACATCATGGTAAACCACTATTCAATAGAATTAGGAGTGAATGTGGTGACAGAAAGGTATTTTTTATTCATGGTGGAACAGAAACCGAACAAAGAGAGTATATAAGAAAGATTATAGACAAAGAAAAGAATGCCATATTAATTGCATCATATGGGACTTGCTCTACTGGAATTAATATCAAAAATATTCATAATATAATTTTTTCTTCACCTTCTAAATCAGTTATAAGGGTATTACAGTCTATTGGTAGGGGTTTGAGGAAGTCAAATGATAAAGACCATGTAAAATTATATGATATTAGTGATAATTTGAACTTTAAAAAGTATAAGAATCACACTATGCGACACTTCGATGAAAGAATAAAGATATATAATAGAGAGAACTTTGTTTTTAATATACTAAAAATAAAACTATAAGGAAATGTAGTATGAAAAATTCATATAGAATATTAAAATTAAGAAGTGGAGAAGAACTTATTGCTGAACTTCGTGGTGAATCCAACAATAAACTAATTTTAGAAAGACCAATGATTTTCAAAAGTATAGTTATTCCAGACCCGTTCGGAAGACAAAAAGAAATAACAATTCTTAAAAATTGGCTATCTCATACAAATGAAATTCAAACTAAAATACCAAAAGACTTTATTGCAACATATCTGACACCAGATAATGATGTTGTGGAACTTTATAACCTAGAAAAAGAAAAACAAGATACGGATTCAAACCCCAAAAGAAAAATAATAGATACAAAAAGAGATAATCCGTTTTCTAGTAAAGAACCAAAAAAACTAGATGATATGACACCAGAAGATTTAAATGATTTTTTAAATAGGGTAAAACAAGAAATGGAAGAAAATCCAGACGCATTTGAAGATGAACAATCATTGATGCCTCCCGATATGAAAAATTTTATAACTATGTCGATATTTCTGCCACCAGAAGCACTTCTGTCTTTGGTAGATGCAGGACTATTAGATGTAGATGATGTAAATGGATTAATAGATTCGATGAGAGATGATAATTATAAAGGCAACGATAATAAAAGACAAACAGAAGAAGACTTCGGTATGGACTGGAAAGATTGGAGTCCAGACCCAGAAGACTATCTATAAACTATTTTATTCCCCTGGCACAGATAAGTGTAAACTATAAATGCAATTTTGTCAAGTAAAAAATATATATTTTTGTGTACATTTTAAAAAATCAATGTATAATAAGTGACATATGAGTAAAGAAGATAAAAAACCTGTTAAACCACATTATGTAGATAATAAAGAATTCTTTAAATGCATGGTTGAATGGAAAAGAATTGTAGTAGAAGCAGAATCGTGTGATGAATCAAGACCACCAGTTACAGATTATATTGGTGAATGTTTCTTGAAGATTGCAGAGCATTTATCTTATCGACCTAATTTTATAAATTATCCATTTAGAGAAGAAATGATTGGCGATGGTATAGAAAACTGTTTAATGTATGCTCACAACTTTAATCCAGAAAAATCAAAAAATCCATTCTCATATTTTACTCAGATAATTTATTATGCTTTTTTGAGAAGAATAGAGAAAGAAAAGAAACAAAACTATATCAAATTTAAAATATTAGAAACAGCCGAAGATTCTCAAATTAGAAATTGGTTTAAAGATAATTATTTTGAAAAAGAAAAGACAACAGAAGATGACAATAGTGAAGAATTATCTTCTGATAAACTTCTTGCCAAGCATTTTAAATTAAATGAAAACGATATAGAAAAGTTTACCCCTAAAAAGAAATCTAAAAAGAAAGTAGTAAAAGAAAATAATTTAGACAAAGTTTTACAGGATGAAAAGAGTGAAGATAGCACTGATAAATGATACGCACTTCGGTGCAAGAGGCGATAGCCAATTATTTTTAGATTATTTTATGGAGTTTTTTGACGATGTATTTTTCCCATACATCAAAAAGAATAACATAAAGACGATAATCCATGCAGGCGATTTGATGGATAGAAGGAAGTTTGTAAACTTCAACATCCTCAATCAAGTCCGAACCAGATTCATGGACAAACTAAGAGAGGAAGGTGTAGAGTTACATTGTATTCTTGGCAACCATGATGTGTATTATCGCAATACAAATACAATCAATTCAATTCGAGAATTGTTTGGTAATGATTTAATATTATATGAAGAACCTGCTGTGGTAAATTTCGATGGATTAGATATTGCACTTCTTCCTTGGGTAAATAAAGAAAATTATGATAAATCTATAGAGTTTATCAAGACTGCAGCGGCACCAATTCTTATTGGACATCTTGAACTTCGTGGTTATGATGTGATGAGAGGGGTTAAATATGACGGTGGAATGGATGCAAATTTATTTGGTAGATACGAGAAGGTATACACAGGACATTTTCATTGTCGTCAAGAACACGGAAACATTTATTATTTAGGAACACAATATCAAATAACCTTTGCAGATTTAAAAGAACAAAAGGGGTTTCATGTATTAGATACAGAAACAAGAGATGTTGAATTTATTCAAAACCCCCATAAAATGTTCCATTCAGTAACATATAACGATGAAGATGGACCAGTTGATAGCGACAAGTTGGATTGTGGATATTTAAAGGGTGCTTATGTAAAATTATATGTGGAAAATAAAAAACATCCTTATTCTTTTGAAAGGTTTATGGATAAACTCTATGATTGTGGTGTGGCAAAAATTACAGTAGTAGAAGAACTAATTAATTCCGAATGGACTCAGGAAGAAATTGTTGACTTGGCGCAAGATACTGTTACACTAATCAATAACGAAATAGATTTAATTGAAGAAGTAAAAGATAAAACAAAAATGAAGAAGATTATCAAAGATTTGTATATGGAAAGTTTGAGTATATGATAATATTTAAAACACTTTCTTATAGAAATTTCCTTTCAACAGGAAATTATAAAACAACTATAAATCTCATAAAGAGTAACAACACATTAATATCTGGGTATAATGGTGCAGGTAAATCAACAATGCTTGATGCATTAACATATTCCTTATTTGGAAAGT